AACAGCATTTGTAAAAGTTCCAGTACCATCTGTTAAATTTGAGGATCTTATGACCACGTTCCCACCATGAATAACATCAACATCAGTAGATTTATCAAAACGTAATCTTACAAACTGGTCTGATATAGGTTCTATTCTTAAATTTTGAACATCTGCTGGAACTGCTGTTTTACCAACCGCTTCAATATTTACAGTTGTGGTTGTTGAACTAAGTTTACCTAAAGTGTTATAAGATTTTATTTTAAAAGTATATGAGCCAAGTCTTGATTCAAATAACTCAAAACTAGGTCTTGCAATTCGTTGCCTTTCTGGATTGTCGTTTTCATACTGAAATTCTAATAAATATTCTTTTACACCTTGTACTGGCTCCCATAATACAAAGATTTTAGAAACTGCTCTGTTATTTAAAACTACAATTTGCTCAACTGCTGTAGCATTACTAGGAGATGGTTTTTCAGCTAATAAAGTTGTTATTGGTCTTGGATTTGCAGCAACAGTTGTATCTTCAACTTGAGCATATTTGTTTGTGTCATGGATTATTGCTGAAATATTATACTCGCAATGATTAGTTTCTTCTATGCCTAAAACTCTGTAGGTTTGAAATGCCACTGTGGAATTTTCTATTGCATAAATTGAATTAGCATTTGGGGATGTAGAAAAAGCAGAAGAAACAGTAATTGTTGTACCAGAAATAGAAGATATGTTTCGGCTTTCAGTAGTACCATTAGGCATAATTACCGATAATGTTGCAGAATTTTCCTCTGTTAGATCAGTATTATTAGCATCATCAACAACAATTGTAGTTGTATTAGTAACAGATTTTATACGGCCACCCCTACGAACTCCAGCCCTTAAAGTATCAGCAATACCAATAATCATTGAAGGTCTAACAATTACACCAGCTTCAAGAGTTGTTTTAAACGAGCAAAGTTCTGACTCCTTTAAATTTGTGTACAAAAACCATCTTGCAAGACGATTTGCTTGACCTCTTGAAGTACAGGCAAAAGACTTAAGAGTTTTTCTTATTTTTCCAAATTTTGTTGTATAACCTGACAATGCAGTAATTTCATCTGCGCTAACATATTCAAAGTTTAAACTCTGCGTATCATTATCAAAATAAGAAACCTCAACCTCTGTAAATTTAGTTTTTTGTCCTACCCCTGTATATGTAAATCCCTGCTCGCTAACATTGGCATTTGTAAATATGTATTGAGGATCAGAAGTATTAGTTGAAGTGTTAGTTGGTCGATCTTGAGATACAGTTAATGACCCTACACTATAAAAAGGCATTGCTCTCATTACTGAGCAGAGATCATTTATCAAAGTAAACGCATCATTTTTCTGATTAAGAATTACATTGCAGCTAAATCTAGGTTCTGTTGTTGCTGTTATTGGATCTGTTATCAGTTCGCTATTGTATGCACTTGCAGAATAAAAACTAAAAACATCTAATGTGTCCGCATCAATAACACCATCTGTACCACCAAAGCCTTTGTCTGTTGTCAACAGATCATATAAAATCCATGCTGGATCAGAACACCACTCTTTATCTGTTTTAAATGTTCCGTTAAATGTGTAGTCGTCAGGATATATGACTCTCCCATTATCTAAATCAATAGTTGTATCATGTGGAACTTTGATCTTAGTACCTTTAACTCTATACATCCGCTTAGGATAACTTTGAAATTCCTGTGCATTAAACCTTAGACCTACATAAGCAAAACCAGCGTATGCCTGTGATTCAGTAATTATTGTTGTTATAGAAAGAAAATTAGTGGCATTTTGTAATCTTGAGCTAGTGCTATCGTCAGTATTTCTGATAACAGTAACAGTCAAAGGAAACTGTAAAGGAGATGTAGGTTCTGACAAATCTATTTCATAATCTTTGACATAAGGACTTGTTGCTTTACCACTTATAGAATTTTCAACAACAGGATTATGAACAGTACCATCATTTTCTGTTATTCGTATTGATATTTTTACTTCAGTACCAGTTATATCTCCATCAGTTTCAAAATTTTGTAAAGCTGGTATTTGTATTGTTACCCTTAATAATTTAATTAATTCATTTCCATCTGAGTCTTGTACACCTGTTACTGATCTTGCAACTGATGTACTTTTTGTAACTGGAACTCCAACAGGAATTGTATTTTCTATACGATCAGGCCCAAATGAGTCTATTGAGCCTAAAGATGATTGATCTTCTGTTCCACTCCTAAAAAATACTTCAACATCTTGAAAGTTTAAATCTCCATTTGCATTTACTATTGGTGTTCCATCTAAAAAAATATCTCTTCTAAAGTCCAACGAATCTGTCGTATCTGGGTTTGTATTTGTTGGTTTTCTTAAACCTTCTATTTCTCCATAACCTAATAAATCAACAACTGTTGCAAAAGATTTACTTCTTAAACCACCTTCGACAAGATCAGGATCTAAAACTCTGCCATCAGGAGTTCTTCCAAATAATTCATCATCAACTAATCTTGGCATGATAATTTATGGTTTATTTCTCATTGTAACTTCTAAAACATTACCTTCATTTGAATATGTTTGAGAATTCCATGAACCTGTACTCATTTTAAAAGTATTAGTTGTAACATCTTGAACGCCAAAAGTTGCTGGATCTATATTTGAACCAGCAAGAGGCCCACTTATAAAATTAACATCTATGTTTTCGCCATTACGAAAACTATGCCCATTGGATGTGACAGTGATCAAATTACCTGACTGTGTATAAGTCATTGTTCTTGACAGCATTGCAACTAATTGTGCATTATCAACACCAGAGCTAATCAAAATTGATCCGCTATAAACATATCCATATAATATTGGAATCGGAACACCACTAGAACTGACGTTCTGGATTCCGCTAAAACTATATGATCCCCTAATACTGGGGTCGGTATCACCAACAGATGAAACATTATTTGTAGGTAGATCAGGTGTTAATAAATCAGATGCAAGTGTTAATGCGGCTGTAGTAAGTAAAAGGCTTGTACCACCTGTAACAAAGGCTGTAACTAATGGAATTATATTACTAGCCACAAAGTTAAAAGCGTCTTCAAAAAAGTCAAATACAAAATCTGACCCAACAGCTACAGGAATGATTTGAATCTCACCTTGCCCTGTGGAAGATACAAAGTCTTGAGTTATAACACGACCTCCCATCTTTACCTTATAAAGCTGATTGTTCATATGTTTTTCAATGCCTTCAAAGTTAGCTTTCAAAAAACTATATGCTTGCTGCGGTGAATTTACAGCCGCTTCAAAGGTTGATTTTCCTAGAAATTTTCTAAGATTGCCATATACTTTTATTGTTCTAAGCTGCATATCTATAAACCCCTTTTAATGCTTTTTGATAATTTAAATTTAGTTGTTGTCTACAACTTAAAGCTTTAAAATTATGATTTAATATCATCATATCACCGAGATAAACAGCGACATGACTAAGTTTTTGTTTTGCACCAACAAATAACAAAACATCACCTTCTCTTAAATTTTCATTTGTTTCTTGTTTTACAAAATTTGATTCTGTAAGAACTTTGTCAAAATATGGATTATTTGCAAAATCATTTAATGTTTTAGGTCTAGGCCAATATTTAATATCTATATTTTTATTTTCTTTTAGCCAATCGGTTACTATAGACCAGCAATCATATTTTCCCCAGATAAACCTTCTACCAATTAATGAAGGAGCTTTCCAGCCTGAAGGTTCAATACAAGTCCAGTGATCTTGATTAATACTATAAATATAATATGGAAAACCTATGTGTTCACAAGATGCTTTATCTGCTTCTGAAGCTATTGCTGCTCCTACAGGGTGACTATGAATTACACCAATAACTTCTCCTGTATCTTCACATTCTACCCAGTCATCAGGATCAAGCATAAAAAATTCATGTTTGCCTTCAGCTAGATTTTTACAAGGCCAAAAGGTTTCTTTGCCGTCTATTATTGCAAGCAACCCACACGCTTCATTTGGTGTTTGTTTTTGTGCGTAAGCTTTAAAAGATTCTTTCCAAGTCATATCTAAAAGTTAACAAAAGTTCCAACACCTTTAAAGTCATCTCTTGTAACAAGTTTTTTGGGCGCACCAATACCAAACAAATCAAAACTACTTACCATTTCAAATTCTACAATATTTCTATTTTCTGTTGTTTTTTTATCTATAAAATAAACTTCTCTTGGCATTTCTGCTGAAGGGTCAGGAGTGCCATAAGGATTTACATTAGATGGAAAATTAACATTATCAAGAAATCTTGCAAGCGTTCTTCTTCTTGTCACCTTTGCACTTTGTAGATCGCAAAAAGGTGTTGTTTGATTTGCTAACAAAATTATAGAAGTAACAGAACCCAATAAATTAGAAAAAGTCAAAGTAGGTCTTGGCAGTAAACCTTTACCAGAATATTTAAAACCATCTGCTCTGCAAGGCATCCTAGTGTAAGTGTTTGATTGCCATACAAGATCAGTACTATCTTTCATATTATTACCAGCATGAAAAAGATGAACAGTAGGATTTGTTATGGTCGCATTTACATTAAAAGACACATTACCGCTTGTGGACTGTGAAGTTGTACCTGTGACTGTAAATGTATTTGTCGCAACTGTTTGTATTGTATAGATCCCATCAATCCCATTTCCAGAAGTAAAGTCAAGGCTTAAAACAAGGCCAGTAGAAAAACCATGAGAGTTTAGTGTGATAGTTATTGTTGTAGCTGACTGACTGTAGGTAGCTGTTTTTGCAGACTTTGTATAATGTATGTCGGGTTTTAGTTCAACAGAAAACAACTCAATTATCGATTTGTTGGTTAGTTCTTGTAATTCAGAAGTAGGATTTGACATTTATGGTTCAAATACCTCCCTAAAAGTAGTATTTATTATTGCTCTATTGTTATAAGGTATTGTTTTTGTCCAAGAATCACAGACATATTTACCAGCCCCAGAAAGTGTAATTGATACATTGCCACTGTTGGTTGCACTATCAGCAGCCGTTACTGTAAATACATTATCGTTTGTGACAGAAGCCACAACAAAATCACCATCAGTTGCAGAGCCAGAAGTGTAGTCAATAGTTAAAACATCACCAATAGCAACTCCATGCTGTGTGATTGAGATAGTCACAGTTGTAGTGCTTTGGCTGTACGTTCCTGTTTTTGTGAACCCTTCTGCTGGTGGGGTAAATGTAAAACTTGCCTGATCGTTTACTCTACTTCTCAAAAACCCTTCTATTACATCTGATTCAGTCTCAGACACATTAAAAGTGAGATCATATACTTTTGGATCTTGAGATAAAGGAAGGCCATACAAAGCCCTAAACTCATAACCATCCCCTAACTGTGTTGTTCTTATCTTTGGTGAGCTTGTTTTTCTAAAGCCAGAATATGTTGGCTGGATTGAAGGAAAAGTAGCCATTATCTATTTAATAAACCTCCAGCCCTTTGTTCTTTTACAAGTGTTTGTTGAACTATACCACCTATCAATTGCCCTAGTGCATCGGCCCCAGAACCATTACCAGATACAGATGAGCCAGACGCATCAACAGATACGTTAACTATGTTAGTTGTACCCCCACCTATTTGATTGTTTGGAATTATTGTACCAGCAGAACGAGGAACAAAAAGCTCTGGCCCTCTTTCTCCTACAAGTGAAGCTCTTCCTACAGGTGGACTTCCGCCATCTGCAAATCTTTGTCCTATTCCGAGATTAACAGAACCAAACTTTACACCAGAGCCTCCGCCTCCTCTACCACCAAACAAACCACCTAAAAAACCACCAATACTATTTCCAATGCCAGAAACGGCTTTTTGTATTGCAACTTCAACAAGCTTTCTTTTTAAATCATTTAATACACCAATAGCAGCTTGAGCTAATGTTTTTGTTCCCATCACCGCATCAGTAAGACCTGAGACAATACCTTGTTCTATCCCTTGACCTATCTCCATAAACTTCTCTTTTAACTTATCAGCTTCACTTTTTACATTTACAAGACCTTCAGATAATTTTTCTGTGCCATTACTAATTGATTCCATAAAAATATTAGATTGCCCTAGATTTTGATTAAACAAATCAGTAGGAGTTAATAACTCAGTAAAAGCAAGTGTTGTTCCTTGTGTTTTGTTTTTAATTTCCTCTGCTTGCTTTTTTGATTTTTCTATTGATTTTGTAAGTTTAGTTGTTTCTTCATTTTGTTTCTTTTTTTCTTTTGTTGTTAGTGCTTCTTCTATCTTTCTTTGTTTTATTATTTCAAATAACTCTTTTTCTCTTTCACGACCTTCCCCTGTTAACGGTGCAAAAAATCCTTTTTCTTGTCTTACTTGTTGCCTTGCTTCTCCTCTAGCTTCCATCGCAATATTAGCAAGATTAATTCTGCCAACTTTATTAGCAACTGCAATTCTCTCTATTAGTTTATTTATTTCTTTTACACCAGCAATAGCTATGTCAATAACCCCTTTAATCTCTTCAGAAAGATCCTCACCTATTGTTCGTGCAAGAGTATCAATAGTATCTTGTAAAGTTGATAATTTACCATTTAAAGTATCAGCTTGTGCTGTTGCACCACCAGCAAAAATAGCTCCCTGACTTGTCAAATTTATTAATGCTTGATTCACTAAATCAGCACCAATTTCCCCTTTACGCATTGCAGATTCAAATTCATCGCCTTGCAATTTAGTTATTTTCTTAAGTTCATCAGTAATATTTACTCCTCTTTCCAATAACTGTAAATTTTCTTCTTGTTGTAGCTTTCCTTTTGCTCTTATCTGTCCAAATGCTGTTGCAATTCCTGTAAGGTCAGCACCAGTAGCACCAGCCACATCTGAAAGCCTTTTTGTTGTATCAACAAGCTCTTCTGTTTGAAAGCCAAAAGCTTTCAATCTTTTTGTTTGTTCTATTAATTCACTACTTGTAAATGGTGTAACAGCACCAAAATCTTGCAATTCTTTTATTATTTTATTTGTTTTTTCAGCAGACCCAGTTAACTGTTCTAAGCTTTTTCTTTGCGTTTCTAATTCTGCTGTCTTTACAAATACAAATCTTGCAGCACCAGCAACAGCCAAAGCTGCAAGTAAGGGTCTTAATGCACCGAGTAATCCTTTGACACCTGTCGAAGCTGTTCGTGCCGATCTTCCTGTATTTCTAAGTGATCTATTACTTCTATCTAATCTGCCTTTTAATTTATCTGTACTTCTGCTTAAAGCTTTGGTCTGTTCATTTACTCTCTTTAATGGAGAG